ATCCGTGTCATTTGATCGTGAAGACCAAGACCTCTAATCATGTCATAAAGACCGAGAAGCAAAAACAAGCCTTACAGCTCATCGTCAATAATCAAATTATTTTGCTTGAAGGGGGAAGCCGTTCAGGTAAGACATTTATTGCATTGTACACTATCGTGGTGCGATGTCTCAAAAAGCCGTCACGACATCTTGTGACCCGGTTTCGGTTCTCGCATGCCAAGCAAGCGATTTGCTATGACACGATGCCCAAGCTTCTTGATGTATTGGGCATTCGAGCAGAGGTCAAGCTGAGTAAAACCGATTGGTTTTATGAGTTTCCCAATGGCTCAACGATTTGGATTGGTGGTCTTGATGACAAGGACCGTACCGAAAAAATCCTTGGTAATGAATATGCGACCGTATTCTTGAATGAGGCTTCCCAAATTAGTTTTGATGCATACGAGATGATTGTAACGCGGCTCAATCCCCCGAAGGGCATGACGGGGCGCATCTTGATTGATTACAACCCTCCTTCGATTCAACATTGGGGATACAAGATATTTCATAAGCGACAATTTCCCGATGGTCGAGAAGTACCGGACGATGACTATGTACGCATCCTCATGAATCCGGTTGATAATCAAGATAACTTGAGTCCCGAGTACATCAAGCAACTGGAAAATCTCTCGACCGCAAAACGAAAGCGATTTCTTGAGGGAGGCTATTCCCTTGACTCGGGGAAATTGTGGCGTCGGGCATGGATCAGGTATGCTGACACAATTCCTGAGGATCTGGCACGCGTGGTCATTGGTGTTGATCCTGCGGGCTCGGTCGGTGGCGATGAGATTGGAATCGTCGTGGCGGCGCAGTGGCACGGTATGACATTGTCCTCGACGGGAGAACCAAAAACAGTATATTATGTCTTAGATGACTATTCATGTCATGGGACGCCAGCGGAATGGGCGGCCGAGGTTGCAGCGGCCTATAACAAATGGCATGCGGACGTTGTGGTAGCGGAAAAGAACTATGGTGGTGACATGGTTGAGCATACGATAAAGACTGCGCAACCATCGGTTAATGTACAATTGGTTACGTCATCTCGTGGAAAAGTTGTACGGGCCGAGCCTATATCAGCATTGTATGAAACGGGGGAAGTTTATCACCGTGTCCCGTTCCCTGACCTCGAAGATGAAATGTGTATTTATGATCCTGATCTCGAAGACGATAGCCCGAACCGCATGGACGCTCTTGTTTTTGCTATGATCGAGATGACAGGCGAGGGATTATCGATCCTTGACGTGATATAAAATTAATAATATAGTATAGACCCAAGGGTATAAGTAGCCGTAGTTAAATATACAGCATGATGATCCTAATCCGTAGTGCTGTATAGGAGATGCGCGGTGCGTGCTTGGGAAACCAAGCCGCTTATACCTGCGGACATTCATACTGGACATATCTATAAAACTGGTAGTATAGTGTGTTCATATGAGTGGTCGTACCCGAAACCGAAAGCCTCGACAAAAGACTCTCAATAATGGATTACGTGATCTCACCCTTAGTATAGGGCTTCAATCAACCGGCGGTTCGTTTCTGTCATCCTATGACACATGGGCCTATACCAATAACTATAGCCTCGTTACCTTAAACCGAATCATTCTCACATATATGTACACGACAGTCGGGATATTTCAAACGGCTATCCAGCTTCCGATTCAAGATGCTATTGGCAAAGGCATAGAGCTTGAATCCGATGAACTGTCTTCATCCGACATTGATGACATGTACGAGTATTGGGAAGAAGAGGGAATCTGGACCACGCTTTTGAATACGTGGACCTGGGTTCGCTTATTCGGTGGTGGTGCAATGCTGGTCAATACGGTTCAGAATCCTGATACACCCCTTGATCTTAACAGACTCTATGACACGCCATTAGAGTTCTATGACCTTGATCGCTGGCAGCTTGATACCAATATTGCAATATTTGACGACTGGGATAGTTACATATCAGCCGGGAGCAATGAAGGGGTGATCCATCTGTATGGAGAGCCGATTCATGAATCTCGGTTTTTGAGAGGGCAAGGAAAGCGCGCACCGCATTACATTCGCCGTCAGCTTCGAGGGTGGGGAATGTCTGAGGGTGAGCGTATGATCCGGGATCTCAACCTGTATCTCAAGGCCCAAGACGCGACATTCGAGCTGATTGATGAAGCAAAAATTGATGTGTTCCACATTGATCAATTGGCCGCAAAAATGGCGACCGCTGGTGGTGTGACCCAGATCACGCGGCGTGTACAGGCAGCCAATGAATTGAAGAACTATATTCATGCATTGGTGCTCGATCAAAAAGAGGCATATGAACAAAAGATCATAAACTTTGCGGGTCTCGCTGAAGTCATGAATCAGAATCGCATGGGCGTTGCTGCCGCGTTGCGGATGCCTCTTACGAAGCTGTTTGGTTTATCGGCCAGTGGATTTAACACCGGTGAATCGGATCTTGAAAACTACAACGCGATGGTCGAATCGGAGATCCGTGCACCATTGAACATGGTAGTGCGAAAGCTGCTCAAGATCACCATGGCCAAGAAGTTTGGTTATGTACCCTCGTTCACATTCAAATGGCCCTCGCTTCGTGAGCTACAGCCAGAGGTCGAGCAGCGCGTTAAGGATGCTGAGAACAACCGTATTCTCTCATGGTACGATCGTGGCGGGATCGATATTCAAGAAGCAATGTCCTTGGCGCGGAAAGCAAACATCATCGATATTGAAACTAAGGCCGAGAAAGGATTACTTCCTCCGCAGCCTGAACCGCCGAATCCTCCTGAAGATGGAACCGTGTTTCCGGGAAGAGCGGTCCCTGAAACATCTACCTCACGAAGTCGAACGCCTGAAGCACAACGCGCGAACCGTAAACGGCGGTTTAAAAAATAATGCCGTTGCGCATGACCGACGCCTATGTGCAACCAATTATAGATAATCTGGACGAATACTTTTATCAATTATTTTGGAAAGATATTCTTGACTTATTAGACTTTAAACGTCCTCGTGTAAATCGGAACAATGGTGTTGCGGATTTTCTCATTGAAGCAATACGTCGAGGTGAGATTACCTATCAGAATGGTGTGTTTCGCGGTACATTCAATGCTCGGATATCTCGGGAGTTGTCACAATTTGCGAAGTTCGATCGCCGTGAAAAGGTGTGGAAGGGTAACCCACCGCCCGAAGTAAAGGGCGCGGCCATTGTTGCACGAACCAAAGCCGAGCAACTAATGGACCAGATTCGTACGCTCATTGATGAGATTCCCGCACGTGTGGCCGATGAAGTTGAACGATTGCGTTACAATCTCGATGAACCATTATTTTCTATGGTCCAGGTTTCTGATAATGATCTTAGAAACTTAGGCATTGATTTACAATTCGATGACCAATTCTCACAACGTATTATCGAAGATTACACGAACAATCAAAACAGAAACATTGTGGATTTTACGCCTGTGCAAGTTACTCGGCTCCGAGAAATGGTCGAACGCAATGTATTGCGAGGCTATAACCGCGTAGAACTACAGGAAATGATTGCGGCCGAATATAACACAACCATGAACAAAGCGCGTTTTCTCGCACGCCAAGAAACACGGTTGTTTATGTCAGCGGTCAGGGACGAGCGATACCGTAAAGGTGGAATACGAGTCGTGCAATGGAGTACAGCGGATGATATTCGAGTGGTCGGGAATCCTACAGGGTTGTACCCGGACCCGACACCAGGACACGGGAACCATTATGCCCTGCACAACAAGTATTGTCTCCTATCCGATCCTACCGTATACGCGGACACATTGGAGGATGCACAGAAAGGATTGTGGAAATCGAAAGCCATGATCGGGGGCGGTGTATCACATGCCGGTGTTGAGTTTGGATGTCGTTGTACATATAAGCCGGTATTGTTGTAATTGACATATTATGAGAGTAGAGGTATTGTGAAGTATGGCCGGAGCCAAACGATATAGAGCATATTACATCGAGCCGGGGTTAGCCGACTATTCTGCGGAAGGAATCGGGCTTGTGCTGGTACAGAAACCGGCACTTGATGATATGAGTCCGACTTTTGTGGGAAAGCCTGTCGTTAATTTTGAGCATACGGATTTGGAGCCTGAGCAATTGCTTGACTCCAATAACGTAGAATCATTTGCCGACGGCGTAGTTGCCGCTACCGGATACGATGACGAAAAAGCCTGGTACTGGGCCGATATGCTTATTTGGGACGACGAGACCCAAAGAAATATCGAGCAAAACGGCTATTCTGTTTCATGTGCGTATGATGTAGAACACTCTCAATCGGGAGGTAGTTACCATAACGTGCAGTATCAGGAAGAGGTACTGGACGGTGTATATAAGCACATGGCCATTGTACCGAATCCACGATATGAGGACGCGTGGATTATTCGAAATAGTAAGCCAGGAGGTACTACCGTGGCATTTGGGAAAAAGAAGGATCGGCAAAACGAAATGCCGAAAATGGATGAGCGCGAGAATGAAGACACCATGGAAGAGGGCTATGTCATGAAAGAAGATGGCAGTAAGATGCCTCTTTCTGAACTCGTCAGCGCGTATCGCGAAATGCAGGCCAGTGACATGGGTAACGGTCGCATGTATAACATGGAAGACATGATTAATGTCGATGGTGAGGAAGTCTCTGTCGCCGACATGATGAATCGTGTTATGTCGAATCCGGGCATGCATGAAAATGCCGAAGGTGAAGACGACGAAGAGATGAAGAATGAGGCCGACCTCTTTGACGTTGATATGGAAGATGTGATCGACGAATCACGGCAGAACAGTAAGCCGTCAAAGGAACGAGGCAAAGCAAATATGCAGCGGGTGCGAAATGCTGCCACGAAGAGCGCGGAGCCGGTAAAACCGGACGTTGATACCCGTATCAATCGCCTGAATCGTGGGAAATCTCGATATGGGTCGCCGGTGCAGCAGACGGTGAAGGGGTAAGATATGGCACAGAATCTTAATCAATTTAATCAAACACCAGTAGTCGGGGATCTGGATCTACAAACAAATCCTAACCCGGCTATTTTCACGTGCCGTTTTGAAGATATTTCGGCGACGGCTAATACGACCTTGGTTCCGGGTGAAGGGACCATTCTTGTAGACGCTGGTGCGAGTGATCCGCTTGTAGGTCCGCCGTTGGTAGATGAACGGGCCGCGAATACTGATGCTATTTTCGGTGTGAATATCTACAAGACCGAGCGTAACTCATCGGAAAGTGGGAATATCGTACAGATTGCCGGAAGCGGCGCCGTAGTATACATGAATGCAGGCGCTGCGATT